GTCAACTTAAGTACTACTTAAGTAGTCCACACTAGGCCCCCTTGGCTGACGCTTTGTCTAAAAAGGGGGGCCTAAGAAGCCACCAAAGGACCCTTTATGGGCAATCCAATAGGTAGACCTCCAAAGAAGCCCCCTAACAAAACCCTAGGTCGCCCCAAGGGCGAAAGGGCTATTATGGAGCAGTACAAGGAGCGTCTTCTTAATTCCCCCAATTCAAAGAAGGTCATTGACTCTATCTTTGCAGCAGCCCTAAACGATGACCATAAGAACCAAGGGGCAGCTTGGAAGATCATTACAGACAGAATCATCCCCTTAGGTCTATTTGAAAAAGTGGCCGGAGGGGCCCAAAGAAGTGCCATCCAGATCAACATTACAGGCATTGGCTCCCCTTCGGTGTCCTCCTTTGGTACCCAAGAAGCCCAAGAAGCGGACATTGAAGCGGACATCGAAGACGCCGAATGGACCCCTGAACCTACAGAGACCCCTTTGGTTGACCCACTTGGGCACTCCTTGGGTGGTCCCCTGTAGTGGACTTAGATGTTAAGTTGTTACCTTGGCAACAAGAAGTCTGGTCCGATGGTAAACGCTTTCAGGTCATTTCAGCAGGCCGAAGGTGTGGAAAGACCCGCTATGCCGCATGGAGACTCCTTGTGGCCGCCCTTGCGTCTACCAAGGGGCATGTCTTCTATGTAGCCCCAACACAGGGGCAGGCCAGAGACGTAATGTGGTCCCTGATCCTCGAGCTAGGCCAAGGGGTAATCAAGAAAGCCCACATCAACAACATGGAGTTCACCCTTGTCAATGGGTCCACGGTGTCCCTCAAGGGCTCCGATAGGCCGGATACCCTAAGGGGTGTCTCCTTGGCCTTTGTGGTCCTAGATGAATATGGGGCCATGAAGCCCACAGTCTGGGAAGAGGTCCTAAGGCCTGCTCTGACTGACCTAGAGGGCTCCGCAGTGTTCATCGGTACCCCCTGTGGAAGGAACCACTTCTGGGAACTCTACAAACAAGCAGAGCTAGGCAAGGACCCTGAGTGGGCAGCTTACCACTTCACTTCCTACGACAACCCTCTGCTTAAGGCCACAGAAATAGAGAAGGCCAAGGAGACCATGTCCTCTTTTGCGTTCCGGCAGGAGTTCATGGCCAACTTTGAAGCCAAGGACTCTGAACTCTTCCGCGAGGAATGGCTCAAGTTCTCCACCGAGGAACCCAAGACAGGGGACTACTACATCACAGTGGACCTAGCGGGATTCGAGGAAGTAGGGAAGTCCACCAAAGGTTCCCGCTTGGACAACACCGCAATCTCCATTGTCAAAGTCAACGAAGACGGATGGTGGGTCAAAGAGATCATTTGGGGACGATGGGACCTCAAGGCCACAGCAGAAAAAATCTTTCGAGCCGTAGAGGCCCATCAGCCTATTTCTGTTGGTTTCGAAAAAGGCTTAGCTCAACAAGCAGTAATGTCTCCCTTGGGGGACCTCATGAGGCAACAAAATCGTTACTTCAGAGTGGAACTCTTGAGCCATGGGAACAAAAGGAAGGAGGATCGTATCGTTTGGGCCCTCCAAGGCCGCATGGAGCACAAAAGAGTAACCCTGTGCCCCGGAGAATGGAACACTGAATTCCTCGATGAACTCTTTCAGTTCCCCTCCAGTCTTACCAAGGATGATCTTGTGGACTCCTTGAGCTACATTGACCAGCTTGCAGTTATACCCTATAGCAACCCCGATGACATCGAAGATAACTGGGAACCCCTGGATATCTTCGCTGGCTACTAGGGTCACCCCCTAACCCCTTAGGTTTACCCAAGGGGCCCCCAAGGAACTCCAAAGAATGGCGACCATTGTTGACAACACACCCAAAGCCCTCAGGGACCCCATGCTCGAGGGGACTAACTCCCTTCAGGGGTACGTCATGGACAAGCTCTCTGAGTGGGAGACTTATGTCAACCAGAACTACTTTAGTCAGTGGGACGAATACAACAGAATCTGGAGGGGAATCTGGTCCGCTGAGGACAAAACCAGGACCATTGAACGCTCCAGAATCATCACCCCAGCGTCCCAACAAGCCGTAGAGTCCTCCGTTTGTGAAATCGAAGAAGCAACCTTTGGACAAGGCCGCTACTTTGACATCCGCGATGACTACATAGACCAACAAAAGCCCCCCCAAGGCCCCCAAGACCCCCAAAGTGGGCCTAAGGGCGAGCCCTATGCTGGGTACGACATAGAATACCTAAGAAACCAGCTTAACGAGGACATGAGGAAACAAAAAGTCCGAGCACAGTGTTCCCAAGTGCTCACCAGTGCTGCTGTGTGGGGAACAGGGGTCGCCGAAGTAGTCATGGACGAAGTCTTGGAAATGACCCCTGCTACAGAGGACATCATGGGTGGGGAAATGAAGGCCTACGGAGTAAGAACTTCGAAGCGTCTTGCTGTTAGAATGAAGAACATCCCCATCAAAAACTTCCGCATAGACCCCCTGAGTACCACCGTGGAGGATGCCCATGGTTGTGGCTACGAGGAGTTCGTCTCAGAGTGCCAAGTGAAACAACTCCAAGAAAAAGGAGTCTATTTGCCGGGTGACGTTGGTCTTGCCTCAGACGATCAAGACCTTGAGCCCAACAACGAACTGCCTGTGTTTCCCTCTGAGGGCAAAGTAAAGATTTCCAAATACTTTGGCTTGGTTCCTAGGTCTCTCTATGACGAGGCCAAAAAGAACCCCAATGCCCCCAAAGGCCCCAAGGACGATTCTCTTGAGGATGCTGTGGCCTCCGAGGCCCCCGAAGAGAACTATGTAGACCTAGGAATCGAGGGAGACCCTGAGGATAGTTACTATGTGGAAGTCATTGTGGTCATTGGCAATGACAACGTGCTCCTGAAGTGCGAACAGAATCCTTACATGATGATGGACAGGCCCATAGTGGCCTTCCAGTGGGACGTAATACCGGGGTTATTCCATGGCCGAGGGGTCATCGAAAAGGGGTACAACTCGCAAAAAGCCCTAGACGCCGAAATCAGAGCCCGCATAGACTCCTTGGCCCTGACGACCTATCCTATGTTAGCCATGGATGCGGGGAGAATCCCCAGAGGCCACAAGCCAGCAATCATCCCAGGAAAAATGATCCTGACCAATGGGCCCCCTTCGGAGGTCCTCCAGCCCTTTAACTTTGGCAACTTGGTCAACCAAACTTCCTTTGAACAAGCCGCAGCACTCCAATCCATGGTACAACAAAGCACAGGGGCCGTAGACTCCTCTGGAATTGGTGGTACTGTGAACTCCGAGGCCACAGCAGCGGGCATCTCGATGTCTCTGGGGGCAATAATTAAGCGCCAAAAGAGAACCCTTGTGAATTTCCAAGAGTGCTTCTGGCTTCCCTTTGTTGAAAAGAGTGCTTGGCGCTACATGCAGTTTGACCCTGAGCACTATCCTGTCCAAGACTACAAATTCGTAGCCTCGTCCACTTTGGGCATCATGGCACGGGAATACGAGGTGACCCAGTTGGTGCAACTCCTTCAGACTATGCCAGCAGAGTCCCCCATGTACCCCATCATTGTGGAGTCTGTGGTGCAAAACATGAACATTAGCAACCGCGAAGAACTCATTGGCCTACTGAGGCAATCAGGGCAACCTGACCCTGAGCAACAACAGGCAGCCAAGGCAGCCCAAGAGATAGAAATGGCCCTCCAAGGTGCCCAAGTGAAGGCTGTGGAAGCCCAAGCCAACGAGAGCAACGCTAGGGCAGAAAACTATCGCGTAGAAGCCGAGGAGCAGCCCAAGCAAACGGAGATCAAGAAGATCGACGCAATCACCAAGAACCTGCAACCGGGTACCGGAGAGGACACTGAGTTTGTCAAAAGACTCCAGATAGCCGAGATAGCCCTCAAGGAGCGCCAAGTAGCCGTACAAGAACGTGCCCAACGTACCCCTAAGGTAGCCTAAGTGGAGTCCCTAGGGGCCCTTAAGGTGGCTGCTAACAGGGCATTTGCCCAAGGCTCCTATTTTGTCAAAGACATTCTTAGGTATCCTGATGGCAAAGTTGTTCTTGTGACATCTTTGGGGGAAATCTTCATAGCAGAGCCCTTGGTGTGATTGAGTACATAGAACAGTCCTTCGATGGACACCTTTTGGTCCACCTTCTCAATGGAGAAACCGTAGACCTGGGCTCACTCCCGCCCCGTGAGTGGTACCTAAGAAGGACCAAAGGCGGAGGTGTGCCAAAACCCAAGGCTCCTTCGGTTGATGCAGGCGGTCCATACACTGGATTCTTGGGGAGCCCCATAGGAATCTCAGGGATTGTTACCCAAGGGGCTTTCCCTGTCTCCAGTACTCTTTGGAGCATCCAAAGTGGCCCCGGAGGGGGAACTTTTGGGAACCCAAGTGCCCTGAGTACCACTTTTACTCCTGTGGCCATTGGTGTTTACACTTTGTTGCTCACTGCCACCCCCACAGAGGGTGATTCAGGGTCCGATGTGTGTTCCGTGAGGGTCTTTAGTGCCGGAGAGACGTTCTATGTCCTCACAGAAGCGGGGGACAAAATAATACTTGAGAATTCCACCGATTTTGTTATAACAGAGGAATCACCCTAGTGGCTGACAAGAAGTTTTCACAGTTTACCCCCAAGGTAACCCCTGTATCAACCGATGAAGTAGTGGGTATATCGGGTGTAGACAACATCAAAGTTCCCTTCAGTGCTTTGGCCACAGCGGCCCAAGGAGCCAAGGCTGACACAGCGGTCCAAGGAATCACACCCACGGCCCCTATTACCTCCACAGGGACCACAACGAAAACCATAGGCATCACACCAGCAACCACAAGTGCCGCAGGTTCCATGAGTGCTGCTGATAAAACTAAGCTGGATACCCTTGTTGCTGGTGGTGTGTCAGATGGTGACAAAGGAGACATCACAGTAAGCTCCAATGGGGCCGTGTGGGAGATAGACCCTCTTGCCGTAGGTACTTCTGAACTTGCTAACTCTGCGGTAACAGGACCCAAACTAGCCTCAGCTTCAGTAGATAACACCAAAATGACCTTTGTTGCCGAGGCCACAATAAAGGGTCGCAACATAGGGCAAGGCACTGGACAGGTTCAGGACCTCACAGGCGCACAAGTAGGTGCCATGATTACTTTGGCAGACCTTGGCGATACCTCTATACTGCTTCCTGCCAACAGCCAAGTCCTTTCTTATGACGACACAACGGCAGAATGGAAAAACAAAGACCTTCCAGAGTCTACCCCATCTCCTTCTCAGATTACCTATAAGTATAACACTAATCCCTCTGATGCTGACCCAGGAAATGCCTATTTTAGGCTCAATGCAGAAACAAGGGCAAACGCTACTTTTATTTATTTTGATGATGTTACTGCAAACTACGTCAATGCCCGAGACAAACTCTTGTTGGCTACAACGGGTGACACAGTCTACATGCAGGACCCCCCTGACTCCGGCAGAGCCGTAGGCTACACTCTGACAGGTCCAGCCGTAGCTGCCTCAGGTTACGTTAAGTTCCCTGTGGCTGTCTCATTGGCCCCCACAGGAGCTGAGTTTGCCAACAACATGACCATTGTAATGCTGGTCAACATAGCAGCTATCTCTGGGGGTGGTGGCACAGGGGGAAGTGGAACACCTTTTACTATGGGCCCCACTACCCCTACTAACACAGACGATACTCTTGGAAGTGTGTTTCTTAACACTACAACAGGTAAATTTTATGTATTCACAGCTTAAAGGGCTTATACAATGACTACAGGAACATGGGTAGAAACAGCGGATTTGTCCACTGAAGCAGAAGCAATTAAAAAGCATGAACAACTTTTAGACTTAGAGAACCCCAATCTTCATGAAATAAACTCAATTTCAGGATTATCAATTAAATTAGATGCGTTATCACAGTGGGAGATAGATCATCTTGCTGCTGATAATCCTCATATGATTGTACAGGTTGAAGAATACATTATCACTGATGGTCCTCCAACGGGGCTTGCCGGTGTTGTTCCTCAAAAAGCCCTAGACAAGCAGACAGGCGACACTTGGCGTTATATAGGTTCAGTGTCTGGTGGTACTTCTGGCTATAAGTTTGATGGATCTTCTGGGAAAACAGCAACTTTTGCTACGGCATGGCAGTCACTTGGAGATAACGCATTTTATG